CGCTGGTAGGCTTCGAATGTGACTGCGTTTCCCTGAACTAGGGATTCAGCAATTCGCTCTTGCCTTTGCTTAATAAGACCAATGAAACCTGCAAGTGTTGCCATGCTTAACGGCCACGACCTGCAGACTTTTTCACGGGGATTGCGATAGTAACAGCAAAGCCGGACATTTTCTTAGCCGCTCCGCCTTTTTTCATTGCACTACCGCCTGATTTGTATTTCTGAATTACGCTTTTGCCCTTGGCTGTGGCTGTGGAATCACTCATTCCCATTGCCAAGCGTTTGTGCATGTTAATTGCTTCATCAGCCATTTTGAGCTCCTAGAGTTTGTTGAATTAGATTCTGCGCTTCCAAAGCAGTTTTAACCTGCTCATACTGTAAGTTAGCGGCATCGCGCGTAAGGTCCGCTGACTTAATTCTTTCTTGCGTAAGATTATTCTCAGTATTCTTAGCCATATCGGCTTGGAGTTTCTGAGTTGCAAGTTGCATGTCCTGCTGAAGCTTTGCAGCTTCCAATTGCATCTCGGCTTGGTCCTTGGTAGCGCGGCGCTGTGTCTCCGCCATGCTGGTTTGGATGAAGGCTTGAGTTGCGGGGTCGGTAGGCGGCGCGCCTGACAATTGCTTGATAGCAGCAATGGCGTTCTGGATGATAGGCGGCAATGCCTTAAAGGTCTCACCAGTATCTTTATGCACGTGCTGCGCAACGGCTGCAAGCAACTGATCAGCGCCCTGCGGCAGCGTCTGCTCTTTCAAAACATTGAATGGCCTGTTCAACGCCGCTGAGCTATAAGAATCAACTTGGTTAAGGTACCACAAAGTCAAGTGCTGCTTGACATGCTCTAAACACAGCGGTATGAAAGTTGGAGCCATGATTGGATTGGCACCATACATTGGGTCTTGCAAATAATCCAAGTGAACCTGAATGTGGGATAAGTGATCTTGCCGTGGAAACGCGCCGGCATGCTTGCCAAAAGTCATGGCCACATTCTCCAAGGCAGGATTCATTTCCTTCACATCATTAGGATCAGGTAAGACCTCATTGACATCAGGCAGCCTGATCTGCTTAAGGATTCGCTTCTCAACAGCAAGGCGGTTGTACAAGTCAGGGTTTTTCTCAGCTCGTGCAGCCAAAGTCTGGATCTGCGCGTACCGTTGCGTCTCTGCAAAGATATGGGGGTCAGACACTGGAACAATGTCTGAGTTCTTGGCAAAGTCTTCCTTGGTAACATCCAAGTCCTCAACCATGTCACCCTTAACCTGCTCATCCAAGTACCAGTTATTCAGCCTTGCAATAACTTTCAACACTCGGCGTTGTGAGTCATGAAGTCTTGCATGCACAGCGCTAAACACCGCGGCGCCTTGCTCAATCAAAGCTTGTGTAGTACCAACCGGCGCGTTGCTTGTAATGTCAGCAATCTTTTCTTCGCTGGTAGTGACCACGCCTTTTGCAGCGGTGGTTAACCAACCTAGCAACTCAAGCAGCACAGGAGAGGGCTGGTTAAATGGCAATGGCATGGCAATTTTACGAATATCGTCAATACCCGGTGCGCCCTCAATCTCACTGACCTGCGTAGGCTCAACGACTAGCGACTGCCCTGACATCTTGGCGCCTTTAAGCTTAAGCATTGTTGGCGCGTTGGTAATGTGCGCTGAATCAAGCAGTGCGCGCAACGAGCCCGTAAGCGCTGCAGATAGGCCACCAATAAGATGTGGTAAGCCAATCGCGTAAGCACCACGCCATGGAATGAACTTAAACTCAATCAACCAATCCAGCTTGGTCATGGTCTTATCACCATCCGCCCAGTTGCGATACAAGCCAACAACCTCAGTTGTTAGGTCATCAATCATCAAGATGTACGGCGCACGCTTTGAATCTGAGTAGTTGTCATCATCAAGGTTTAGCCAAGTGTAGATGTGATATACACGACGCACGCCGTCTACGTTATCCGCTTGGCTCTTACGACCTTCAATCTTATTGTTTGCTTTCTCGGACTTGGACTCTTCCGGCTCCATCGAAGCGCGAACAATATCAATGTCAATATACAAACCGCTGTCAACACGCTCTTCAAAAGTCTCTTGCGTAATGTCTTGCACTTCAGTGACGCGGCCTGCAGTGTAAAAGTTCACAGCTGCAAAAGGTAAGTACACGTTATCGATAGGCACAAACTCAGCGCAAGGTCTACGTTTTTGGTCGTCGTACCAGATCTTCATGTATTGGCTACCACCAAGCGGAAGCTGAGTTAACAGCTGCTCTTCCTCGTCGCGGTATTCTTCAATCTGCTCGGTAAGCTGCCAGTTCATGTAGTCGCGCTTACGCTCGGCGCGCTCGACCTTCTCATCCGTAGTCTCGCCAATGATCTTGGTCTTAACCGGCCCGTCGGCAGGGAATAGTTCCTTGATGGCGCGAGCTGAGAAGTCAACGCATGCCTCAGCCATGAGTGGGTGAACAACCTTGCTGGCTCCGGTGAACTGCGCACCGCCCGGTGCATCGTGGCCTAAGCCTGTACGACGCAAGCCTTCTTCATATTGCTTATCACGCTCTTCACGAGCTTCCTTGTCTTTCTCAATCAGCTCAACGTACTTGTGAGCTAATTTGCTGAGATCGTAGCTGTCAAGCACGTCAGCCAAGTTCTCATAGAAGTCCGGTTCGCCTTCAGGCCCTTTGGAATCATCTTCCATTCTTACAATGGCCGAGCCGTCGGGCAATTCCTCTACTTCCGGAGTCTCATCTTCCATCTCATCGAACATGGTGAGAGCAGAAGGCCCAGCGGCTTCGGTTTCTTCATCTGACATAGGCTCGATAAAGCGTTCAAAGTCCGGTGGAATTGGCATCTGTGTGGCCATAAGTTATTTTCTCCGCATCGTGAGGGCGTATCGCATTTGATCGGTAGTCGGATTTTCTTGCACTATACCACCATTCGCCTTCTTGATGAAGGCTTTATCCTGAGTTTGTGTACGAGATGCGCGTTCAGCTTCTTCTTGTACAAGATCTTCCAGCTCTGCCTGAGACTTGGCACGTTGCCCCAGCTGTGCACCAAAACGATTATTATGAGTATCCATATCATAGTCAGCAGGCATTTTCCCCGTAAACATAGACTTGACAGATTGAAGCGGGGAAGTCGTGAACTCGTGAGCTTTACCTAGGAACTCAGCAGTCTTAGGCCCATACTTACGTGAAAGCGTGCCTGCTGCCAACATGTGCCTTGCAGCGTCCCGCTGGTCATTCTGCCCCAGCTGGCCGGGGTACATCTCATAGGCCACAGTCTCCGAGTAAGTCGGGACACTGAACAGGTACGGCGTTTTGACCTCAGGCTTCTTGACAGTCCCGCCTTTTTGGTAACCACGAACTGGACCGCCATTGGCGTTGCCTTCAGGCGGTGGGTTGCCAATACCTAATTCACGAGCATCTGCAATAGCGTCAATGCCTCGTGCAACTAACTCACGTTCCACTTGCGTCATATCTTCTACAAAACCAATGGGGTATTCACGAATTAGTTGCGCAAGTCTTCTAGCAGTGCTTAGGCCTTCCTCGCCTTCAAAAGAGTTATTGCTTAGTAGTGCCTGCTCAATGGTTGTAGAGATTCGCGTTTGCTCGTCTGTAGTTAACGCATTTAACAGTCTTTGTATATCTGCATTACGCACATTGTCACGAATTGGGTCGCGCTGCGCAAGTTGCTGCGGCGCAGGTGCTTGTGCCTGCTCACCCATATTGCGTTGCAGAGCAAGTGCAGTACGCTGCGCCGCGCGGCCACGTTCTGCAAAAGGCAACCCGCGTAAGACCTCGTGATCAAATTGCTCATTATTTAAAGCTTGCACTGTATCACGCATCTCATCGAAGTTTAACCCTGCCTCATTTGCCAATCGCGTAGCAAACTCTTCAGGGTTAAACTCACCGTAGTTAGCACGCTCACGTAATTGTGTAATTGCATCGCGACGATACCCTTCTGACAAAGGCGCCCAGTATTCACTAATGCCATCCAGCGCTTGTGCTACTGTACGTAAATATTCTGGGTCTATCTCAGGGTCATTAAGTAAGTTTAAGACTTCTTGTTCGCGTATGGGTTCAAGCATACGTTGATGCTGCGCTTCTTGTTGCTCTTGCATACGAGTCTCAAGCTGGTCTGCAAGGTCATACAGCGTAAGCTCAGTAATTTCAGATTGCGCAAGATCACCGGCTCTACGTAGACGCGTTACAAACTCAGCAGTGTTATCGCGCATGCTTAAAAATTGGGCAATGTTTTCAACTTCACGTGTAAAGAGTATGAGATCAACAGTTGGCATTGTGCGTCTAAGATCTTCAACATAGTTGCTAAAGAAAGTCTCAGGGTCAAAATCCTCAGGCGCACGAACTGCAGGCAACTGACGCACAGGCGGCGCAGCTTCGTTTTCCTGATCCTGCATGTATATGGTTTCTATGTCATTAGCCAAATCATATAATGCTGTCGTAACAACCTGATCCCCAGCGTCGTCAGCGGACAGTCGCAATCTATGAATGAATTGCGCAGTATCATTTACGGGGTCAACACGAGGAGCAATTTCAGTGATACCACGAATTGTAGCGCGCATCTCATCACCAGCTGCTTGGCCTGCTCGACGAGTAAGGTCCTGCGCAGCATTCAGCGTCATGCCTAAGTAATCAGGCCCGCGAGCTGCAGGTGCATTAGCAAAGAGATCAAGCTCAGGCTCTGCCATTAACGCACCAGCTTGCGCAGCAAAGTCGTCAGCAGGCCCTATTGCCAAGTTGTCAATATGCCTAGTAAGTACGTCATTAACGTTTGTGAAAGCCTCGGCAACTGCCCTACCTTGAAAGCCTCCTGTTCTATTGTGCGCAATCTGTGCGTTTATATCGTCACGTAAACCGCTTAATGCACGTCCAAAGTCTGCAATGTTGTCTATGGTCACAGTAGTAAGACCTTGTTGCCTTGCCAACTCTGCATACGTATTCATAAACAAGTCTCTTGCGCTTTCACTGACATCATTACGCAAGTCAATCATCTGCGAGTTGCCTACGTCATCAAGACTACCAATGATAGTATTTGCTTCAACAAGTGACGGCGTGCGGTACGTCATAGCTGCCGCAGGCGTAGGCACGCTTGTAGGCATAAGTTGCTCAAAGTCTCTAATACGCTGCCGCATGGTATTTATATTGGCTTCCAACTCAGCAACGTGCTCACGATCTGCTTCATCCATAGGCCGGCGTCTTGCCACGCGCATAAGATCAGCGTGCTCTTGCAATGCATCTTCAATTGCAGCATTCAGTTCAATCAACTCTGCTTTAGCAGGTTCTGCGTTAACAAGATTAGCAGCCTTGATTGCAGCGCGCGCATCAGACACGGTCATAAAGCGAGGCAACATATCTTCCAAGTTATACTTTGAAAGCTCCTGCCTGCTTATGTTAAGCTCTTTGCGCATAGCGTTAAGAAAGTCGCCGTCGTACATATCAAACACACCAGCATGGCTTTGCAAGTTATTGCCTGAGCCGTCAATGTCATCGGCAATCGAGTTCAAGTAATCCCTAATTGCGCCTGAGTACTTGGCGTCAATGTCGCCGTTTTGGTGACCCGACGCGTAGCCAATGCTATACTTTTGCTGTCCGCTATTGCCAATGCGAGATTGCTCAAGGTGCAATGTGGCCTGCGGCAAGCCGGTGGTTAAGTCACGCACACTAATAATCTTGTCACCATTTTGCACTTGATTGACATAAGAAGTTGTAGCACTAGTGGCACGTGGGTTAGGTTGGCCTGTTATCAAGTCAAGGATTGGCTCGTATGAACGTTGGCTATTACCGTACCATGGATTCCTATCGTCACTGCCTCTAGCGGAGCCGCCTTGGCCTACACAGTGATCCAGCACCGCGGTGTCTTCACTCATAGTGCGAATGATGTCGTACTCCGGAGTATCTTTAGTTAGCTCAATCATACCCGCGTTGCCAAAGGTCTTATCAAGAGGAATGGCTGCAGCGCGTTGCCTTAACGTATTCTCAGCGTTAGTCTTAAACGCTTTGGCTGCAGCTTTTGCAAGTCTTTCTTCTTCAACTCTAGTCTTGGCAGTTTTGCGCACGTAGTTCTCAACGGTCATCTTACCGACTTTGTCCAGCGGTATGTCGCCAGACATGACGTCGTTGTAAAAGCTGTTTGCCAACCTGCTAAAGCCTAGCGAGTCCAAGTGTGAGCCATAAGTGCGGTACACATTTTCTTGTGGAGGTGTCTTTAGTACAGTGGGGTAGAACTGGCGCTCATTGTATTCCAGCTTATTTTTAAGGAAGTCTTCAGCAGTCATAGGCGCAACGCCGTAATCAACAGCTGCCTCATACTTACGCCCCACCTTTAAGTTGTCAAGCTGCCCCTCAATCTTGTCACGTTCACGAACAGCATTGCGCACCGGGTTGGTCAGCGCAGCGTACTCAGGCAGCATTGCCGGATCAGGCAAACCTTGCTTCATGGCAATGTCTGACAAGTTACGACGCTTGGCTTCAATCTCATTAAGCTTACTTTGTGCCTCAGCAAGCTCAGTTTCTTTCTTTGCAATAGGCTCAGCAAAGCTGCCTTCAACGGGCATATTGCCTGCGCGGCGGTTTTGCTCAACTAAGTTCTTACCGCCTGATGACTGCGACGCGCTGTCGTATTGATCTGGCGGAAAGAAAGTAAGACCTTCACTGGCGGCTTTAACCAACGGGTCCCCTTCTGTGCCTACGTTCTTTTGAATGTAGTTAAGCAGATTGTTGTTAAGCCATTGCGAAGCCGCGTCATGCCGAGCTTTGATCTCAGTTGCTGTAAGTAAGTTGTTTGCGCCAACAACCGAGCCTTCAGGCGCTTGAAGAAACTCGTCATAGAATTCTAAAATCTTAGCAGATCTTGCGTCTCTGTCGTTGTACATTGACTGAAACGCGTCTTTGGCATCAGCAAGCGATGGCGCGTCTGGGTACATCTGGTTGTATTTATTCTCCATGAACTTACGAAACGCAGTACGTTGTGGGCCTACCGCCAACACAGTACTATCGATGACGTCCCAAGCACGACCGGGTGTCATTGGATCAAGATTGACTTCATCCAAAACGTCTTTGTCCCAAGTGCGAGAAAGGTTTGCGCCTTTAGGCACTGTAGGTCTTGCCAAACGTGAGCCCGAAGGTCGTACAGCATACAGACTTGTCTCAGGGGTTACGACATCTGGAATCCCTGGGATCAGACTCTTGCCTTCAGCACGGCGTGCTGCAGCAATGTCACCAACACTTTCAGCCACGCCTTGGAGCTTGGCGCCATATGTTGGCTGACCTGTGATTGGGTCTAACCTTTGCATGCCAGATTGCGCGTTCACAAAGTCTGTAGGTATATCCTTGACTTGCCTGCCTACACGCGTGGCCTCAGCGCCCATAACCCGCAGATCATTAGGAGTAAATGCTGGGCGGCCGGTTGATAGCTGCCCAAGGTACGCAGGCAAATCAGCCATGTACGGGGCAATCGCGTTTGTGAATTCCTGCGCCATTGGTGTTTGCGGCGCATTCTGTTGCATGAATTGCGTGGCAACTTTCTCTGCGTATGCAGGAGCTTTGCCTGATGTGAACGTGCCAGCAGGTGATGTGGTTAAGCTTTCACCAACACCTTTGACCGCAGCCACAGCTGGCACGGTGATGATACCTGCAGCTTCACGCATGGACTTGGCCATCATCAGCGGATTGAACTTGGTGGCCAACTCGGTGAAGTTACCAGCAGCTGAGCCTAAGGGATCAGGCGGTGTTTGCGATGGTGGTGTTGGTTTGCCATACCCTGGGATCTGCGATGCCAAAGACTGTGGAGCTACGAACTTCTCCATCTGCTGCGGCGTAAGTCTGTTCTGCTTTGACAGCTCTAGATTCATTTGATCTAGTGTAGGACCACCGTCATCGCCTATGATGTTACCTTGCGGATCGTAGATTGCTGCCATGTGCGCACCTTAAGTTAGACGGCGTAGGGGTTTACCCGCTTAGGACGATCTTCTTCGTAGTCGTCATCTGGATTGTATACCGGGTCGATGGAAATTAACCCTAAGTCTCGCAAAAGCCTTAAAGCTTGAGATGTGGAGTCCACCAAGTCGTCGTGCCGAACCTCGGGGAATGCGCATAGCTGGCTGATCAAAGGCTCGGCCCAATCACGAGCCATGCCTGCGTTGACCGAGGACTCGGGAATGTAGACGCGGCCTTTGGCAATGATGGGAGCCACGATGTTGAGGCGTGTAGTCTTGTCCGCGTTCCCAGGGTTGTAGCTTCTCACAGGCAGGCCGGCGCGTTGCAGATCTTGGATGAGCTGCGTGCCGGCTGACTTGTCCTCGATCAAAATCATGTCTACCTTTTTCCCGTGACCAAACTCATTCTCATCACCGTAAATGGCGGTGGCTTCCTCGATTACCTTAGGTCGCAGTTCAGGATACTGCATATACTCCTCCCAGCAATCAATGAGCATGACACTCATAGACTTGTCGGGACTTGGCCTGAAGATACCCCACACCGTGCAGGCCGTCGGGTCGTTCTTAGTCTTGTCACTGGTTGCGCAGTCATAAGACTGAAGCACGTACTCAAATCTAGGCAGTGGCTTCTCATTATCCCAGAGCTTAAACCATGCACGCTTTATGATGCCTGCCTCTTCAGGGTCAAGGATCTCGGCGTAGATCTCTTGTCTGCCGAGCTTCGTGCCTTCGTACTGCAGGATCTGCGCTTGGAACGATGGGGCGAGGTTGTGGATGTTATCGTACGTGCTGGCCTTGGTACATATCACATCCTCCCCATCTCTGTTCACCAGATCCACGATCAGTGGCTTGGGCTTAGGCGTTGTGGTGCATAGCATCAGAGGTTTCTGACCTAGGCGCATACCGAACTGAATCATGTCCCAGGATTCGTCAAGGTAATCCCATGCAGCAAGCTCGTCAAACCAGCCACCGTGGAACTGCGGACCTCGGAATCGTGAGGGCTCAGACGCAGGAATGCCTTTGATCAGCGTGCCGTTGATGAGGTATATCTCATGCAGAGATCGTGTGTAGTGATCGATCAGCTGATCGGGGATTACTTTAATGAGACCTGAGTCGCCTTCAAAGCAGACGTCGCGGACATCGGATGATGTAGGCGCGGAGACAAGCCATCTTGTTTTGGGGTGCGTCCATGCTTCCCACCACAGCCACTCGGCAGCTGCGCGAGTCTTGCCTGCGCCCCGCCCTGCAAGCAAAAGCCATATGCTCCACCAATCGCCGGGTGGCGGAACCTGATGATCATTGGCTATTGTCAGCCAGCTTTGTCGAGCTTTGTGCGCAGCTTTTCTCTCATTGGACATGAGGTTAAGATCAGGACCCTTGCGGATCCGATCGGCGAACTCACCTGCTCTTGCTTGGCTTAGCATCGACTTGGCGCGTTGTTAGGAGATCATCCAACAAGTCTTGTGAGAAGTCATGCACCATGTCGACTTGGATCGGCCCGTCATTCTTGCCTGTAACCTCGAGCTTGGAGTTCTCGCGATACTGATCAGGGAAGCGTGCCGACATACTACGACTCCACAACCCAGTGTTGAGTCTCACGCCGCCAGGAGCTTCGCGTATGTGATCATGCGCCAAGTCTTCCCAGTAAGCAAGCGCATCAAGTCGTGATTGTTCCAAGGCTTGACGAAAATCCTCGTGTGCGCCTTCCCATGCAATT